AATTGTATCAAAAAATAGTTATATAAATCAATAACTTATTGGTACCCGCGGCCGGACTCGAACCGGCACGCCTTACGGCCACAGATTTTAAGTCTGTTATGTCTACCATTCCATCACGCGGGCTAACTCTTATTTGTCCATCAATTCAGCTTTACGCTTTTCAACAGCTGCAAGTCGCTGTGCTTCTAATTCGATACCAGCTTCTTTATCACGACCCATAACCAGCAAAATGATTGCCGAAATAAGAGGCGAAATCAATAGTGCGACTACAAACCAAAGCCATCCATTTCGGCCCCAATTGTTAGCCCAATAGCCAACTAGTGCTGAAAACACTACTGCAATTAAAATAATATCCATTTACTCTTCCTTAAACTTTTTTCGATACTTGGAGTCAAGCCAGGGAATCGAACCCTGCCACAGCGGCGACTCGTGACGCCTAGTCGTGTCTATGCTGCTAGCAAACCTGCGCTGACATACTGGCGTCCCCTGAAGGATTCGAACCCTCGACCTAGTGCTTAGAAGGCACTTGCTCTATCCAACTGAGCTAAGGAGACTTATTAGCTTTCGCCCGTTCAATGGCTCTTTTAACTTCTTCTTCATCGAACGGGCGAATATCTCTATTAACGGCGGCGGTAGATGTAGGCATCAACTCGATCCGCAATTTCAAGTGGAAGAGATCGTTGGCCAGCATCTTGAGCCCAATGATCTGAAATTGGACGATTATATTTATTGGTCAACCATGTTTTCATACGTGCAGTACGATTAGTACCTCGTCCCTGACACTTTACATAAAACTGATAATCGTATCCATCTTGGCGAAGCATTTTATTCATGTTCTTAACCATGTTGCGAACTTCGCTTAGATCTAACATATCACTTGCACATGCATAGTCAAATGTGCCGATGTAAGCGTCTGAACGATCTTTTGAAACTTGAATACCCATTGTTTTTCTCCTCATTGAATATAGTATTATTATACCATATGTCTTTCATAATGTAAACAGTTAATTTGCACTTTTTTTAATTTTTGCGCAATATTTCTTCAGCTTCGTTAAGAGTTATGATTCCTTTTGTTTGAAGAACTGCCAAAGTCATCTCAATACCTTGATTTGTTCCATCTTCTCGCCCTTTGCTATAGGACTTTTTTCCATGATGAAATAGTCCTATAGCAAAAAAGGCAAGAAGAATAGCTGATTGTGTAAGATCCATTATTCTACCCAGATATGATTAAATTTAGTTGGAAGGTTTTCACAGCTATATTTATCACTATCACTGTAGTTGATTACCTCAACACACTTATCTGATGAGTAAGAGAACTTTACATCTGGAATGCTCAAAGCATAGTTGAAAGCATATGCTACTCCAGCACTAATGGCCAAAAACGCGATGGAATTTACTAGAATATTTTTCATAATTAAGCCGCCATTTTAGGGTTATGAGAAAAAGCTACGAAGCCTGTTGGAGCAATAACAGCCATTGTGCCATCTTCACCAACAATTACATCACCAACTGAAAGAGAAGACATGCGAGACAAACGTTCAATATTCTCTTCTGGACCGATGTTACCAACTTCAAAACAATCGTTATAATCTTCAGCTTCGATGTTAGAAACATGAGTATAGTAACCAGCTTCAAATGCATCAGAAGCCAGACCACCAATCTTATGGCCGCCAAAATCAATAGTCATATCCATTTTAGCTTTTTGAGCTGGTACTGCGGCAAAGTCGCCAGTTTCATTGATAAGATCAATTTGAGCTTCAGTGATTTGAATCTGATAGATTGCGAATTTCATAGTGTTTCTCCTCATTGATTATAGGTCCATTATACTATGAGTAGATGAGGATGTAAACCCCTAAAATGCATTTTTATGAAAAAAAGTGCATTTTTATTTTCCTTTAGAATCAATAACTTAGAGCTGTTTAAACCCTAAGTTATTGATTTACATACAAAAATTAATTTGTATTATTTTGTATCAATCTTCAGTTTCTACAAATTCTAAGGCTTTTGGGTAAATTTTACCGATAGCCTCTGCCACTGCTCGAGCTAGCTCCATATGTTCCTGTTGTGTTCCATTTGCTGAACGCAATTCAATGTAGTGAATCCAGCTACGAATAGTACCATTAACATATAGGCGAGATGGTGTATTACCTTCTGGTAAAATTGCTCGAGCTTGCTCTTTTGCAATCCCATTATCAATAGCCCATTTATATGATTTCATGGCTTGTTGCCAAATGTCACGCTGATGAACTTCCCAAGCTAAATGCAACTGTGTATCATCAGTCATAACGCTGTTTTGACGATTCTTAGGATCTTGCAAACGTGCTTTGCGAATTACAATAGAATCGCTAAGATCGCGGATGTCAGCATACCTTTGAGAAAACTCTTGGAATGAAAAGCTTCGGTGGCGCAAGAGTTGTCTTGCAATGTCTCGGGTTGTGTCAACTTCGATACAGGCTGATGCCATTTCGAAGGGTGACCAATGTTTGTGTTGGATGAGATAGTCAAGTAGTTTTGCTGTTGTTTTGGTGTTAGCCTGATTGGCTGGATTGGAGACACGGGCCGCATAAGCGATGAGGTCTTGGATATTGTCAAGCCCCTGCGCTGCAAGTTCGCCAGCGTGGATTCGAGTTGAGGGTTGACTATGGGAGATGAGACGTGCATGCATTGTTATACCTTAAATCCTTCAAATTTCTTTACATTGTTTTGTGAGTAGTCTGCAATAGGTGCTGATTGACCTGCATCAATAATATTTTGAGCTGATTGCTCAACATCGTATAGTTTCATTTTAGATCTGTCCACTCCAATAACGAACCGCTTATTGGAACTTGGATCATTGTATCGGTTTTTAAGCTGCTTGACGAGGATTTGTCCAAGTCCTTCAAGTTCTTCGTTGCTGATGAGGGCAAACATGAGATCTGCAGTCGCAGGAAGCCCAAACGATTCCGAGGTGTCTTCAAGGCCGACATCAGAGTTTGAATATCCTGATCGAGTTGTTTGAGTCGCTGAGACAATTGGGACATTGAATTCAACAGCAAGTCCTCGGATTTCTTCAGCGATTGCTTTGATATATGAGTAGGAGTTGATTGCACCACCCATTCCTTTCATACGCGATGAAGCGCAAATATTAAGGTAGTCAATAAACACAATATCGGGTTTGAAGTTTTTCTTCAATTGCAATTCTTTCATTAAAGCTCTAAAGTGGCCAACATGAGCTGCACCAGTAGGATATTCTTTAATGACTAATTTACCGTGAGACTTGTTTGCAATTTGAGCAACTTTATTGCCAAACATGTCTTTAGATAAATTAGGAAGCTGATCAATGGGTGTATTCATTAAGTTCGCATCAACCCTTTCGGCGATACGTTCTTCTGCCATTTCCATTGTAATGTAAAGAGCATTCTTGCCCTGGCTCAATACAGAACCAGCAACATGACACATAAACAAAGATTTACCGACACCGGTGCCAGCCAAAGCGATATTTAATGTTTTATTGGGAAGACCACCCTTTGTTATTGTGTTAAAATAATCTAGATCAAACGGAATGCGTTCTTCTTGGCGATGATAAAATTCATAACGAGTTTGAAAGTCATCAATATAATCGTGACCAACATTATTGTCAAAGCCAACAGAAAGTGCGTCTGATAATAATTCCGGTAATGCGTTCTTTGTATGCTCCGGATCTTTTCCATCTAATATATTTATAGACTTCATGATCGCAAGATGAATCGCTCGATCTTGGCACCACTTTTCAGTATTTTCAATTAGCCATTCAAGACTAATTTCTTGAGGAATAGCAACTTCTTTAATAATAGAAACTGCTTCACCATATTGGCCATCACTAATATCTTGAGCTTCCATCTCAATCGATAGTGCTTCGCCTGTTGGTAACTTATTATATTTACCAACAAAAGAAATGATTTGATCGAAGACAATACGCTGACTGCCTTCGAAATAATCTTTCTTTAGAAACGGGATAACTTTGCGCGTAAAGCTTTCATTATTAATTAGATTCCTTAGAATTGTTGTTTGTAGATTCGGTTCCATCAGGTTGCTCACCAATCGCAAAATTGTTATCTTCAATAGCTGCTTCAATAATGTGG